AATGCTTGTAAAAACGGTGGCACCCGGTGTAAACACTAAGGTGGATTGCGACCAAGCGCCGCCGCCGCCGCCACCCCCGTTTCTGCCAAGTGCAGGTCTTGCGCCACCGCCGCCACCGCCAATCGCACGGACCACGGAAGGGGTTCCGGGCGTCATGTCACTTGGGACGGTCCAAGTGGTGCCAGAGGTCAGCAGGATGGTCTGTTTGTAGACCATCATTGCCGACACGGAATCTGACCCGGCTGCGCTTTCTAAAAGACTGACCTCGCAAATCCTGACGCCAGCAATCGCGTCCGACCCAGACGACGTTTCTGAAATCGCTACAGAAACCAAATTGCTACCAGATATGTCGTCCGAACCTGATGCTGTTTCTGCAATGTCGGCAAAAAGGACGGGCCTGTAGGTGACGATGATCGCGCCTTGAGCGCCACTAGCCCCCGGTTTACCTGTACAAGAACCACCACCGCCACCATATAAACCAGAGACCCCGGGTGAATCTCCGGCACTAGAGGAGCCGCCTCCACCGCTACCGCCACCAACGCCAATAAGTATGTCTACGCCGGTCGATCCGTTGCCACCAATACCAGCATTTTGACCGCCACCACCACCGCCAACCGCACCGCTAACGCCAGTACCGCCGCCACCACCAACTCCAGCGGAGTTGTTGCCACCAGCGCCGTTTGAAGTGTTGTTAACACCATTGCCACCAGCAGTACCACCACCGTTACCGCCACCGCCACCGGCTCTTACGCTACCCGCAGAACCAGCGGAAGTACCATTACCACCAGCGCCACCAACACCATTAGGGCCACCAGCACCGCCACCACCAGCGCCGCCTCCAGCAGAAACTGTGCCGCCATTACCGCCATTACCGCCATTGAATGTGGTTCCTGTGCCGCCTGTACCTCCAGTGCCAGTTGTACTGGCTGCGCCGCCATTACCACCACCAGCGGTTGACGCGCCAGCGTTCCAAGACGTTGTGCCGCCGGGACTGCCAGCAGTAGGTGTACTTATGCCCGGAGCACCCCCTCCACCCGCTTGATAGGTTATCGAGGCACCGGGGGTCAGCGTCTGATTAGTGAGTTTTGTGTAGCCACCGCCGCCACCGCCACCGCCAGCCGTACCCACGCCAGCAGTTGCTCCGCCACCTCCGCCACCACCTCCGCCGATTAGGTGGATTTCATTGTTGGTGCTGTTCCAATCACTAGGAACTGTCCATGTGGTTGATGATGTGCTGGTCAGCACCACCACGGCTTCCGTCGCCCTTTGAGTGGCGTACAGAAATCTTGCGGAGTTTGGTGCAGTGGTGACGTATGTTGAGTTAAGACCGACATACCATGTGTCGGAAATAGGACTCCCGACAATATCGCGCACGGACAAATAGTCGATGCCGGTCGTGAACCCGCCGCCGGATTTAGTAAGTGTTCGTGCAGTGCCATTGACGCTGCTGTTTAGCGTCACGACATTGCCGCTGGTACCAGTAATTGTCCAATCAGTTACTGTTTGATTTGCACTAAACGTAATTGTGTGCGCAACTGTTTTGGTGCTGGCAAGTTCGCTAAAAGTATTGACACCGCTGATCGTCAGCGTTGATGTTCCAGTTGTCCCGCCAATCGTAAGTTTGTTGTATGTGCGACCACCACCAGCAAATGTTCTTGCTGTTGTGGTTGTGTTGCTTAAAAGAATGTTGGCTGTGTCTTTATTAAAAGTCAGGCCAGTGACAGTCGCAAGATTCCAAACAGTCCCTGTTCCAGTCAGCGTCCAAAGACCAGAACCCATCGTGATAGTTCTGGTGTTGCTGTTGTTGGAAGAAAAAATGCTGGCGGTGAAATTAAAATTGTTGGCGTTGAATGTGCCTGCGGTAAGCGTTAAGGTACTGCTGGAAGTAAAGGCATCTCCAAGGGTCACCGTGATGCCGGTGCCGTTGACTGTTACCGCACCAAACGTCTTCCCTGCTGAAGTAATTGTTCCGGTGGCGTTGATGGTCAATGTGCCGGTATAGGTGTACGTCATCCCCGCAACAAGGGTGACGCTACCTGATACCGTAATTGCGGCGGTTCCTGCCAGTGTTCCAGTAAAGTCGCCAGACGGACTTGTGCAACTGATGCTCTTTGCGCCAGTGTTACCGGCGGCAATCGTTACGGTATTTGCGCCGGAGTTTAAGTCGAAGAAAACGTCATCGGCAGAGGTGGGGATTGGCTCGCCCCCCGCACCACCAGAGGTCAGCGCCCACTTGGTGCCAGCAGTGCCGTCCCAACTTGCCGTTCCACCGACCCAGTACCGATCTGCCATTTTTTATTCTTCAATGGGCGGATCGGTGGATTCAGAAGCCGCCTTTACTGCCGCAACCCAATTGTCGCGGCGACCAACTTTCATTGCCTCTACCTCTTGTTCAGAGGGCAGCAAGTCGCCTGCAAAATGCAATGCATCTTTGAATAGACCAAACTCGGTCTCAAACTCAAATTCAATCACCATGTTTTCACCTTTTAGCAACTACTCAGCACAGGGGTCCATCAAACACCGCAGCGCATGATTACTCCGCCAAAGGCGGCCCCGCGATTAAGCAGACAGGCTGAAGGTGTAGGTGACGCTGACCACGTCTCCAGACACAACGCTACGGTCGCCCGGGGCGCTGAAGTCAGCCGCTGAGAAGAGCGTACCTGTGGTGCCGCCCTTGGTGTTGTTGCTGGTCAGGAATGCGCCACCGACAGTGGTTGTGCCGTTTATGGTGAACGTTGCCTTGCTTGCGGTGTTGGTCACCACAGACGGGTTAGCGTTCGTTGCTGCTGCAAGGGTTGCTGTCGGGCGGGTGGACTCCGAGTACGCAGTCACCTCAGTCCAGCCAATGTGAGACGACATGGTGTCAGTAGCGGCAGGGGTGTTGGATGCACCAGCGCCGTACAGGCCCAGATACCAAGTGGTAATCTGAGCGGTCGATGTCAGAGCCGAGCCAGCCATGTACTGAAGACCAACGTTGACGACAAGGTTCTGAGTCTCTTCAACCCACTTGAGATTACCGTCTTTGTCGTGGCACTCCACGATGTACTTGCCCGTGGCACGAACCTGTTCACCAGCACCAGTGTTGGCGGTCAGGCCACCTTGCACCACTTCTTGTGCGCTTGCTTTTTCAATGCTCATTTCTTGCTCCTTATGAAATCCGAATCAACGCAGAACTGTTGGTGTTGGCAGGGAACTGGACTTGGAAAGTCGTGGTTGATGTCCTGTCTGCACCGAAATCCAAAACACAAATTGCCGCTCCACCGTCTTTGTAGATCAGCGCCCCACGGGCTGTAAAAGCCCCGCTCCAAGACACATCGCCAAAATCGATGAACGACACGCCCTCAGAGATTGCAACAGTTGGGGTAAGAACCTCACCGCCAGCCGAATAGCCAACCGCAGACACTTCTCCATCGGTCGTGTAAACAGATGTGGTTTCGTCCAGTGAAGCGGCGTTCGTGTACAGGGCGATCTTGAACACATCGGTGGTGCCGACAGAAAAATCAAAGACCCCGCTAGGCAGACCGAGTTTAAACGCATTGCAGGTGTAGTTCCCGGTGAAAGCCATCACTTCACCTCCATGCGGAACTGCCCAGACCTGTACGCATCCTGACGCTCCATGCCATCGCCCAGACGCTTGGCAAGAGCCAGAGCCTCGTTGTAACGACCGATGTACATATCGACCACGTCCTTCTCGGACTTCATGAAGGCCGCAGCCTCAAGCATTGCGCCGTACAGAAGGACAGAGTCCATGTTGTCACCCAGCCATGTCTGCCCAGAGGATGCTGTCGTGATCGACTCGGGGTAGTAGTAGTAGTGCAACTCGACTGAATACTCGATGTCCGGGGTCGGACCAAGCAAGAACGTCAGTTCGTTCGTAATGACTGGAGGCGTTGCGCTGGTCGTGGTCGGCCCAAACAGGGCGTAATACTGCGGCTTGCCATAGTCGGACGGCACGGGGAAAGACTCTCGGATGAAGTTCACATCCTTGTTCAGGAGGTACAGGTACTCATCCGTCTGCGGGTCAATGACGGCAATCGAATAGACGGCAAGGAAGTCCGTGGGAGCGGACAGGTACTTGTTTGTCGGCGATGTGAAGCCAGTGACGTTCTTGCGCAGGGACGGGAACTGAACCGAGTTGTAGATGCGCTGTTCAGCCTGTTGGACGAACGTGGCGATCTGCTCGTCAGAGGTCAAGCCGCCCGCACCGACTGCCTGCGGGAAGTCGTTTTCGCAGTACGCCTTGATTCTGGCTTTCAGTTCCGTGTAGTTCACTGCTTACCCCATCTTCTTGCTGTGACCAAAACCACGGGTGGTGTTTTGAGTGCCGCGAGTACGCTGAGTTTGCGTATTCGGCACGGCATTCGGATAGCCCGAGTTTGGCGTCGGTTGGGTGTACGGCTTGGGCTGGACGTACTTTTCGCACGGCTCCTTTGTGTCAGCCGGGAAGTATTCAAATTTGTCTGTGTTCATTAGCCACCTCGCGAAGTAGAACGCTGATTCATCATGCGAGCCACGTTGCGCCCGTACTGCTTCATCGCCGAAGAGGTCACGCCGCCCTTTGCATAGCCTTTGCCATGCATCTTCTTCTCGTGCGATTTGACTGCCTTGACCGCCTCTTTGTCAGCGATCTTCTTGACCTGTTTTGCTTCCATTTTCGACTCCTTATGTCGTTGCAATCGTCACTGTTCCCAGTTGAATACTAAGCGCCAAGTTGTTGGGCGTCAGCCCCACATCGTTGGCCC